TCTCCGTTCTGGCTTTTGCCATCGAAGCGTGCAATATCTTCGTAACTGAAGATATGCATATCGGGGCCACATGGTATGGCTATAAGCCATGCAGCATGAGCAATTGCTCAAGTGGATCCCTAGCTTGTACGCCGATCTGCGGACGAACTTCCCAGAATACGCTGTAGAGATCCGACGGGATTTGAAGCATGCAAATGCTTCTCTCTCCAACGGTGATCTCAGTTTATTCACCAAGGTACTTCCGAAAGCCCATTCGGACTTCCTTAGTGCCCTGGAGCGACGCGGAGCTCCCCCCAAGATTGAACATCTTGGTTGGCTTCTCCGTGCCGTCTGGGATGATCCCTGCTCCGTGCGTTCTGCATGTATGCTTGGTGCACACAGGCAGATGTCGCACCTCCTTTACAAGTTGGAGCTTCCGTATGAGACTTCTGTCGAAGCGGAGACGCTCGACAAGTTCGTCTCGACGGAAACCGAGCTCGCAGAGATCTCGACCGTACTTGAGAATTCCTTCTCAAAATACGTTCAGGGACTTGCTAGCTCTGCTCTTGCTGGGGTGTGCGCTTCTCCTAATACAGTTATTGGAAGAAGCGCTTTCCTCAGGGAGGTGATGTGGCTCACGCCACGTCACGGACCAGGAGCCGTCGCGACTGGTGAGAAACTCGAGGCAAAATGGCGCTTTAAGCGTCGCTTCGAGTCTATTCACCGTCGTTTCCCCTACTATGATTGGTTCATGTGTAGGGGGACTCCCGAGCTTCTCGATCGTCTCGAGTGGTATAGAGATCTCGAAAGAGTTCTCAACCCCACAGCACGAGTTGTACTCGTGCCGAAGGATTCTCGAGGGCCTCGTCTGATATCTGAAGAACCGCTTGAATTGCAGTTTATGCAACAAGCGTACTTCAGATGGATGAAGCGGTGGGTTAACCGCCCACTCGTGAAGGGCCATGTCTCCTTTGATGATCAGGGCTGCAACGGCCAACTATCACTCAAATCATCGAGTGATCGTGCCTTTGCGACCATTGACCTCAAGGATGCATCCGATCGAGTAACAGTCGAGTTGGTTGCACGCATCTTTCCTAAGGATGTTGTGTTGGACCTACTCGCGCTGCGGTCAGCCGCGACAGAGCTTCCTGATGGGAGGCTCGTTCAGCTCAATAAGTTTGCGCCGATGGGAAGCAGTGTATGTTTCCCAACATTAGCGCTCACTGTTTGGGCTGTAACAGTCGCTGGTCTCCTGTATGCTAAGGAGATCGGGGAGTATGACGGTGACGCATATAGCGATGTTTTTGTTTATGGGGACGACGTTATTATCCCCAGCAAAGCTTATGCGTCCGTTCGACAGGCTCTCCATGCCGTTGGCTTACGTGTCAACGATAAGAAGAGCTTTGTGGAATCGTACTTCCGCGAGTCGTGTGGTATTGACGCCTATTACGGAGTCAATATCACGCCCACACGTGTAAGACGGTTCCCTAATCGGCAATCCCGAAAGGATTTGACCTACCTTGCCTGTATTTCTTACGTAAATTCATTACGTGAGAAATGCTGGTACAAGGCGGCACAGAGTCTTGAAAGGACTCTTGTATGGGCATACGGTGACGTTGCCTATACTCACGATCCCGAAGCGTATCCGGGTGTCGTTGTGCCTCCCCAGCAACCGATTAATCGGTTGACGAGGTGGTCAAAGGCTCGATCTCGTCAACTCGTTTTGACGGAAATCGCTCAGTGCGATACCCGAGAAACGAGGATCAAAGATCGAGAGCGTCTTCTTCGCAACCTCCTCGGTTGCGGCGGAGACTCCCCTAATAGGGAACAGATCCTTGAGTCTGTCAAGCTCAGGAAAATGTGGGTGGCGGCAACTCGCTAGCTACCGCTTTCCTGATTACTCAA